CCGAGCCGTTAGAACCAGCATAGCCAGTCCAAGTTCCAGGGAAAGCACTCTCGGCGAATTTATATCTTAAGACATACGAATCGTTGTCAGAGTATTCTGGAGAAACAAGGTTGGTTGATAAATCATAGAAAGTCTTTCGGCAAATCTGATGATCACGAGAGACAATATGATAAGAAGTAGCAGCGTTAGTAGCTGAATTAAAAGCTGAGTTCAAGAAAATAGAAGCTCCAATGCGAACAGTGCCATAATCAGTATCAAATACATTGATATTATTTTCAGCAGAGTTAGCAATTAAAGTGGAGTTCATAACTTCCTTAGCCGTCTTATAAAGCAAGAAGTTAGTCACCAAACCCTCGAACAAATGAGAACCAGCATCACCATGCTGACCTTTTTGGTTAGCCAGAGATTGCACTAGAGTCCATAAGTTATCAGGAGTCAGAGAACCAGTCTCAAGGTTATCAACTGTCGCACCAGTTAAAGTGGTATGGCTATTAGAAGCCAAAGTCGTACCATCAGGAGTAGTATTAATAGAACCGGCGAACGCATCACCATAAGTAGCCAAAATAGTCTTTTGGTCTTGAGTTCTACGAGCAGCATTAGCGATACCACGGCCGATAGAAGCACGTTTACCGTGCTGATCAGCCTTGAAAGCCTCGTCAGAAATAGCAATTTGATTAGCATACTTCTGGACGAATTTTGTTTTTTGATTTCCGATTCGGGAGTCAATAGACTTAACATCTTCTTGTTCACCCGTCTCTTCTAAATTAGGAACACCAGCATCTTCATCCCAAACATAAGCAACTTTATCAGTCGTATCTTGATTGAAGAAGAAACCGTCTCTTGCGGACAAATAACCTGGATTCATTTCACGAGTGTATTCTTCATACATCACGCCATCAACGGCAGTCTTGAATCCATCAGGACTCAATCCATAGGTTAAGCCACCAGTAGGATTAGGCATATTCTTTAAAAATTAGTTAATTAGGAAACATCATTGCGATAAGCCTGGGCAGTAATAGTTACATCCAAGGTTCCCTTAACGGGGTTACCAGCAACAATAGTCAAACCAGAAGTATCAGCTGAGGCAGCATTCTTAATGGTATATAGCTCACCGCCATCAACACCGCCAGTAGCGTTATAGTCAATCAATGTAACATCCATAATGATTGCCAAAATTTCGGCATCAGTATCGATACTAGCTGCTGTTTCACCCTTACCACGGATAAGTCCGATTTGAGGGATTGGGCAGGAAGCCCAAGCAGTATGAGCAACTACGGTTCCAGTAGAAAATGGTTGACAGTTTGATAAAGAAATACCACCAAACATATGAGTACCTATAACTGGTGTATCAGCAGCGGCTAAAACAAAGGTATTAGCAGAAGCAACACCAGACGAATAAGTAGCTACAGAGTGCAACGGTTCTCCTACTTCATAACGAGTAGCAGAAGCAGCAACTCTTCTTTGCAATTTGGCAGCATAGCCAATTGCTTGTAAATCACCACGCATAAAATTAAAAGTTATTTATAATGCAACAAAAACCTACATCAGATTAACTGAGTAGGAAAAGTTTTTTTGTAGATTTTTTTTAAGACAGATAAGTGTTCTTAGTTTTTGGATCACGGATTAAAGTCCTTCCATCTGCTAGTTTCTTTTCATAGACACGTTTAGTGCCATTCCATTTAAAACCAGCTAAATCCAGAGCTTTAGCATCAGCAGGAGACATTTTTGGTTGTCCAGCTGATGGCTCATCTTGGTGAGTGTTAGCAGAAGTATTATTAACATTCTGCTTGGATTTTAATGCCCTTTTAAGTTCGCTATTCTCCCCCAATATTCTTTTCTTATTAGCGATTAGATAACTTTCTTCAATCTGTTCCGATAAAGTAAGATGAGAGGGAAACGACCTATTTTTGTGAATTTCAAGTATTAAACTCTTTTCTTCACTATTAGTGGAAAAGGTATCAGCTATTCTTTCAGCTTCAAACATCAAAGCCTTCTTTTCGTTGGCTTGACGCTCTTCAGCTAAAATCTTTTGAAGTTCTTTGGCGGTTAGAGGCTTTTCCTCTTCGTCATAATCTTCTTCATTGCGTTTCTTTTCCCTTAATTTGAAAGCTAAATCAGCTGCAGATTTTTCCGCTAACTCTCTAGCTTGTCGTTCCTTATCTAATTCTGCCTTATAATCTACTTGTTGAGATTCCTCTTTGGATTTCTCCTCAGTGGTTTCATCATCAGTTGAGGTTTCAACCTCTTGAGCCTCCTGTGCGGCTTTTTGTTCTTCAGGCATAGTGTCATCGGGAATACCCGTATTTTATTTATTAGCTTATCGCATCCCAGTTTAACGGCTTAGGTTGGCCAATTCTTTCAGTCTGGTTTCAATACAATCGATCGTATAAAGCCATAGTTTTCCAGCCGTTAAATCGTTTTCTGATTTGGCTTTTTCAAACATTGCTTTATTAGCTTGGTATTGAATATCCATCTTTAATGCTTTCCATAGACGTGATTTCATCAGATTTGAAGCTTCAGCTTTTAAAACATCTAACTCAGCCTGAGTCAATGTTTTTCCTCCTTGCCACCAAAAACCATCGTCTTTCCTTAAAATATCATCAGTTGAAATCGTATTGTAAAGGTCTTTGACTGCTTTAGTTAAAATTTCATCTTCAGTATATCCTCCCAAAAGCTTAATTGTCTTGGCAATTAACATACTATTCAATAGTCTCTACTTTCTTTCTCTTTAATTTATTTTTGATTTCGTCTTTCTTTTTTCTGGCGACTTTTACCGCCTTAGCTTCTTCTTCTGATACTTCTACGATTTCTCCATCGATGTCAGTCATAAACATTACCAAAGGTTCTGTCCTTGTTTTCTTGGCTTGATAATCATAAAAAGACCCATTTTTGACCTTTTCTCCATCCTTAGTAATAAAACCACCTAAACGGTCATATTCGGATAAAATCTGTTCTGGTGAAGCATCTTCACCTACTCCTGGAATCAATGAGCCTTTATCGGTTTTATAACCGTAAATAGCCCTATTGACTTTGTCCTCATTTGCGAGGATAAATCCATTTACTTTCATAGTTTTTATTATAATGATTCTTGTGTTGCTAATGACGATTGTTTTTGCATTACTTGATTACCCATTGGAGTTTGTGGAACTGGTAATCCAGGAACCTGTTGCTGTTCTTCCTTAATCATATCTTCTCCCTCACCTCGGAAGTATGAATATAGCAGTTTCCTTAATAACCCAGCTTGGTCTATCAAAGGATTATTAGCCAATTGAGCATACAAATTAGATAAGACTGGTTGCCAATATTCTTGGCCTTTAACGAACATCTCCTCTATATCAACCTTGCAAAAATAATTAAATTTAGCAAACATTTCAGGGTTTATCAAACGGATAGATTTCTTGGTTTTGGGATAGCCGATTTCTTCAAGTAGTTTATATCCCTTGACTTTTTCTTCTTCTTCGGTCATTTCCGCTCCAATTAAACTATCATCAAACTTGATTATGTCTTCAGTTTCTTTTCCACTCTTTTCCTTATTAAGAACGAATGTCTTATATTTCATTTTTAATCTTCCGCTTACTAATTCATCGATCTGAGGAACTGTAATATAATTAATGGCTATATCTTTCATTAAACTGCCATATTGGATAATTGATTCAGCCAGATTTTTACCTACCGCTCCAATCATCTTTTTAGCCTGTTGTTGGGCTTGTTGGACTGTAAATGCCTTTTGACTAGCTTCTGGAAGCTGTCCAGACATAGTTTCTGATACCGAACCCTCGGTGATTGATTCTTTAGTGGAGTTTAAGGCATTGAATCCGGCTACAATATTTGATTGCGGTAATAGAGGAGTAATCCTTGAATCCTTATCCTCAAGAGCCACAACAGAATTTGGGAATATAACCTCAGAATCAACCTTATCAGTACCGGTTATAGCAATCGGAGTTGAAACCTCTAACAATGCCTTATTCATCACGACTTCACTCATAGCATCATAAAGCATATTATCCCAACCCAAAGAGTTCATCAATGATTTTCCATAAAAGAAATGGTTTCCGATTCTAAAATAGACAAAAGGGACTACATTATATTTAGGATTTCCCTTATTATCACGATGCTTTATAGGATTATGACTGACAACATCATCTCCCATATAAATACCATTAATAAGAGTAATCTCCATATCCTTACGGCGATGATACCAAATTTCTTCAGCTACAAGATTGGGATGGTCTTGATCTTTAATATCATAGAATAATCCGTCTTTATCGCTATAAACACTTCTGATTCCTTTCTGGACATAACTCCAATTAGGGTGATCGCCATATTTAGCTTCTAACTCCTCATATTCACAATATCTTCTCTTAATAATAGACCTTTGCTTTTGGATATTACGTTCATAAGCATTGGTGATAAGTATTTGATTGGCACTCCAAATCGGACATTTAAATCCGCTTAATACTTCATCTAATACCTTTTTTTTATCAATACCCTTATCAGTCTTTTCCTTGATAGTCTGATAGACTTCGCAAAACTCAGCACCTAAGAAAACTACAGGATCAGAAATCATACCGAAGACAACCTGTAAAAAAGACGATTGATAATCAGAATTAATTGGTTGAGCCATCCATTCAATAATATCACGCATTACCTCAGATAAATCCCTATCAACTTCGTCATTGTCATTCTGAGCTACAAACAAAGGTAATAAATAAGCGGCAGTCAGATTAGCGTGCATTGCAATTGCTTTATTGCGAGCCATTGACCTTGTTCCTCGCCATTTCCAAGCTTCATTTTTATCTTCAACGGAAGTATCAACAAAAGCATTAAGCATCATCTGTCCCCTATTCATATCATTAATTACTGATCTGTCATTCAGCTCAGTCCAAGGTTTGTCTATGATTCTAACACCCTCTTCGTAATCTTTCTTAATTTCAATAGTTATGTCAATTACATCTTTACTTGGTTGATATGCTGATAAAGGTTGTTTCATATTTTATCTTTGAAATAACAAGCTAAATTCACTTCTATATTCGTCAGAAAAGTTCTTAATTTAATTATACCTTGTTTAATAATTTCTTTCATACTTTTTTATATCTGGCCTATAAATATGGACTTTTGGCTTTGAATTAGTAGCTGATTCCATTGATAGGGCATATCTTAAAGCATCACAATTTTTAACAAGTATTCCGTTAGCATAATAACAATGCTCATCTTTTACTGTAATATTATAAACATCTTCTTTTCCGCAAAGCTTTCGCTTTACAATTCTGATGGCAAAATCTGCTTCTTGATGGATAATAAGTTTCATATCCTTTTCCGCAAACCTCGCAAATCTTTTTAGATGTTTGTCTATTTTTCCAAGATTCTTTTCCGTGTTTTTTGTGCCACTCAATACCCTTATCTGTTGAATGCCAAATTTTCGCACTGTCTCTGATAATGTCAAGATTTTTTCTAATCTTTTCTCTAAATTCTTGTTTCTCCCAATTTCTTTTATAATGGTCTGATAAATGCTTTTTAATTGATATAGGTTCAAGATTATCAATCTCGTTGTTCGTTCTATCTCCGTCTTTATGATGGATATGGAATCCTTCTGGAATTGCTCCTTTGTGATATTCCCAAACTGCTTGATGAAGCCTTTTTGATCCATTTTTATATCCGCCAACTGGGCAATAGTATTTACCATCCCAATTATATCTCTTTCCATTGAAGACAATTGTCTTTTCCATACAGGTATTAAGTTAGTATTTAATACCTTAATTATATCATCATCACGCAAAGAGTCAATAGCTATATGACCTCTATTTGTAAATATCTTATGATTTCCAGTTCCTTTTAACTTATATCCATTTGAAAGTTCAATCTCGTATATCTCGGCATCTTTTTGAGTTAAGCCCCTATCAATAACCATACAATTACCTTTTGGAGTATTAACCCAATTACCAATAAGGACATTCTTTATCTTCCTTGACTCTCCACTTGCCATTTTAATTAAGGTATCTCCAACCAAACAAGCATGGTCATTCTCTTTAATTGGGTTTTCTTCTTCATTTTTATCAGTTTTCTTTTCGGGATAACTGTAAGTTTCAAGTTCCCAGATTAGGTTGACACAACTATTGCTGATAAACAATCTCCTCTGTTTAAATAGTTCTCTGACTGCGTTTATTCCATTCTTGATTGAGTCCTTATTTTTAATTACATCTCTGACATTTATTCCTCTACGTTTCATCTCTTCTATGCCGGAAGCACTTTCGGGATCAGGATAACATTCGTTCCATTTTAAAGCAGCCACATAATCAGCTTGTTCATAATCTGTCTTTCCAGTTTTATACCATTCATCAGTTACCCAATAAATATTATCACTATCTTTCTTAATCGTTATTGAAGCACAAGGGTTATGAGTTCCAAAGTCGTGTCCGCCAAATGTCTTTACTACTTGAAACTTCTGTCCTTCAAATCCAACTTCATCAAATAAGTGTTTATCTCGGTTAAATTCTTTATAAACAAGTCCTTCGGTCTTTCTAAAGTCAGCCATATATTCTTGATGAAATCTATCTTCCGTAAGTTCTTTTCTTGCCTTTTCTATTTCATCTTTTGGTATAAAAGGATTGTCGTAAGTTGTAAAGTGAAAGCTCTTATAATCGCTGTCTTTGTCTTGTAAATTATACAAGTCATAGAAATGATTAAATCCTTTGGGAGTTGAAATAAACATTGCTTGACCTTTAGTATCTGTTAAAGTCGGACGGATTACTTCTTGCCAATTCTCCCAGAAGTTTCTCATCATTGCGACTTCATCAATTATTAGAAAGTCAAACTTTTGTCCCCTAAGTGTTTCAATGTTCTCCCAGCCTTTAAGCCAAATCTTTGAGCCGTTTATTATATTAATCTCTAATCTTCCTTCATTGTATTTTGGTTTAGCACTGCTATCTTCAGGCATTATCCTTCTAAACTCTGCCCAAGCAATATCTCTTGCTTGTTGATATGTCGGTGCGATATAAGCGATATTCTGCTTTTTCATCAAGCAAGCTCTACCGACAATTTCCAATACTGATAATGTTGTTTTACCAAATCTTCTTCCGCAGTTAATTACTCTAAATCTATGATTATCCTGAACTATCTGTTTCTGTGCGTTGTGGAGCTCCATACTTGGTTATAACATCATTTGGTATTACTATTGGATTTCCGTCAGAAGTAATATCTGTCTTTTGTAATGGCATTCCATCAAGATAATTCCAAATCAATCTAATAATACTCGGATCACCATCAACTATTCCTTTCTTTAGTATGCTCTTGATAAACGCTTCTTCGTAAGTATAATCTTTTCCTTCGGCTATCTTTTCAAGTGCTTCTCTAACCTTTGTAGTAAAACTACGAGTTCCCTTGACTTTTCCACCTGTCTTTTCTCTGCCTTCAGCAAAAGTCCCATCAGGATTTCTGTCAGGTTTTTCCTCTAATTCTCCTCTATTTTGGGGGTTTTCTGACTCTTCGGCCATATTATTGGTTCTCCGTTTTTAATTATGTTTTCGTTGCCAGTGTAATCTACATAGCGTTGGACTATGACATCGGTATAGCGAGGGTCAAGCTCCATTCCATAGCATATTCTACCTGTTTTTTCTGAGGATATTAGTGTGCTACCAGAACCAAGGAATCCATCATAAACAATATCGTTTTCTTTTGTGAAATCTTTTATAATATTTTCTAATGTCATTACTGGCTTTTGAGTAGGATGTAGCCTTTTATTGTGTTCTCCTTCTCTAATCATTCCAGCCCAAATCTGCTTATAAATCCTTAATCTTGTTTTGATATTTGTCCATGCCATCTCCCCATCTGCAAATTTATTACTTGTCATATCTCCTCTTTTATCCCATACCAACCAATATCCAAATGGTAAAAATTTCAAAAAATAATTTCCGCCCCAAATAATAAATTTCTTGAAACCCAACTCAACACTTGTTTTATAAAATTTTTCAGCAGTATCTGTTGTTTCGTCTCCAATAACCTTACTGTAAATTCCCGATTTCGCTAATTTTTCTTTTCCTATTTTTCCATCACTACCAACTATATCTATCCCATAAGGAGGGTCAGTAAACACCATATCCGCCTTCTTCCCGTCCATCAGCCTTTCCACATCTTCAATCTTGGTGCTATCTCCCGCCAGCACACGATGACTTCCTAACTCATACAAATCCCCTAATTTGCTCTTAGGTTCTTCTGGTATCTCTGGCACTTCGTCATCTTTTTCGTCAGGTTCTATCAGTAAGTCTTTATCAAATCCAGTTAATTCTACCATTTCAGGGCTTAATTCTTTAAGTTCTTCTATTGCCAATCCCATTTCCCATTCAGATTCATTTAGCTTATTATCAGCCAATCTGTATGCCTTTACTTGTTCATCAGTCAGATCATCGGCTTTGACTATCCAAGGTTCTTTGATTCCTTCAGGATATTTCTGATAAGCCATCCATCTGCCGTGTCCAACAATTATCTCATCATTCTTATCTACAAGTATCGGCTGACGCCATCCAAATTCTTTTAATGAGTTAGCAATTAGTTTTAACTGTTTATCAGGGTGCTTTTTGGCGTTTTTTTGATATAATTTAGGCATTTCTATTTAGATTTCCTTCTTGCTTTCATTTTCTTTCTAGCAGCCGGACGAGGTTTTAATTTCATATAGATTAGATTTTTAGATGCTCGGCTTCCATAAGAACCTGCTGGAGGTTATCCGTTATTATCCGGCATATTAGTCTTGATTAGATTGTATATATTCATCTTCGCTCATTCCGCCCATAGCATCTTTCCACATTTCAGCTTCATTTGCTTTTAGTTGTCCGTAATGAATCTTGGTAGCTGTAGCCAATTCTGTTAAGGCTCTGGCTACAGCATAGTTTCCTTCTTCAAGCAACGGATCTTCTGTTTCGCAAGTAATTGAATCTACTGTTAGAAGGTTAGCAACTACCTGAGTTGAATGTTCTAAGGCGTAATAGATAGCTTCCGCTGGGTCAATAATATCTTCTCCTATTTCAATACCGCCTTCTACGCTTGACTGTATCTGTTCATAAGGAGCCAGTAATGTTGTCTTTAAGATATTATTATCAGATAACTTTTCAGCTATTTCCTTTAAGCATAAGCCTCCGCCTTTGACATATCCGCCTCTTAATGCTGCCTTACAGGCATATACAGCATCTTCAATCTTTAACTTCATCCATAAAGAATTAGCATCAGTTGAATCTCCAACTCTGATAACTCCTACTGCTGAAGCCATAGAAGCTATCCGGCGTTCCAACAGTTTTTTAAATTGCTCTTGTTTAGTTTCTTTAAGTTGTCCTTTAAGTGTTTCAATCCTGTCTTCTACCAATGATTTTACTTCTTCATCTATTTTAAATCCAGCAGTTTCTTTAGCAATCGGACTAGGCAATGTTTTCGTTCCTTGTCCGCCGGTAATGACTGCATCTTCTTTAAGTTCGGTATCTTTAACGACAATCTTTTCTACGAATCCTAGGTCTTCTATTCTGATATTCTGTAATTTTAGTCCTTTGTTCTTATCAATAAATCTCGCACCGCAGTAAATAGCAAGGTCTTCAAACTGTTCTGTTCTTAGACTCGGAGCAAGTATTGGATAAAAGAAATATCCTTGCTTAGTAGCATTTACCATATTTACAAGGACATTATCAGAAAATGACGGTGCTACTACGATAATCTTTGAGGTTGTCTTGTTAAGTCCTTGAAAGGCAACCGCCATATTACCAGCATTGTCCATAGCATAATTTGTAATTACGATCGGACAGTCTTGGGCAATCATCTCGTATCTTGCCGGATTATTAACGAACGCTTTAGCCGGGACTTTAGCAGGAAATCTCATTCCCTTAATAACTTCGGTTTCAATTTCTCCCTTATAACCCTCTACTACATCAATAAATCCATCAACTCCGCACTCCCAAGCCATTTTAGCTACAGTCTTGCCTAGTTCTATATCTTCAACGGATACAATAGCAATCTTTTCAAGTTCTTTTAAACTTTTAACCTTTTTAGATGATTTTAATATTTCTTCTTTGACAAGTTTAGTTGCTTCAAGTATTTCTCGCTTAATCGTCATTACTCCTTTATTTGATTTTCCCGTGAACTCGTTTTGGGTATTGTCTATGGTTTTATATATTTCATTAAATAATTTTCCTCCTAAAATTGAGGTGCAAGTTGTTCCATCTCCAACTCTTTCGTTAGTTTTTTTACAAGATTCCTTGAAAGTCTGAGCAGCCATTCTAATAAATTGGTCTTTTGGTTCTTGGCATTCTGCTACAGTATAACCGTCATTGACGATACGATTTCCCCTATTCATTGTTCTATAAACTAATCCATTACGTCCTTCTGGACCAAAAGTCATTCTTACTGGGTTGTAAATAGCATTAACACCTTTAGCAATGGCTTCCATTGCCTTACTACCGCTTATAATCTTAGTTGTGTGCATAATCTTGGTTATGATTTAACTTTCTCGCCCCGCCTCAAATGCCAAGACAAATGAGGCGAAGTGAAAAAGCTAACCTATTCCTTATTAGTTTAAATTATCTATTTTGGTCAGGATATGGGCGTTTTTAGGAAAAACTATAGTGTGGCCACACTTTTTACACACAAAAGTGTTAGAGTTTTCCTCTTTAACCATTTCAGATTTACAGATTAAGCATCTTAGTTTTAACATATTATCCTGATTGGCAATCAGTTCGATAAAAGCTAATAACTTAATATTCTCTGTCCTTTTCTACAACTGATTTCAAACCAGGTAATATCTTAATCCGAAAAGTGTGTGGCCGTAGCCTTTATTTCCAGTTTTAAGCAAAAAAAACAACGCCGAAAAAGGCGTCTTATCTGTATCCGCTAAAATCAAGCATCAATTTTAAGCAGTTTCTATTCATTTTTGTAGTTTACACCATAAGTATACCACAAAAATTATAAACAAGCAAATTTATTTATTTATAAAGTCCTGGTAACTAGAATAAACATCAAACATATCAATATTATTTAAATGTAACAATCTCCAAAATTCTTCTTTTCCAATATACTTTCTAATTTTTTTAAGTTCTTCTTTACAATCAATGTGTAATTTTATCAATTTTTTATTAACTTCTTCACAAAAAGAACCATTATTTGATCTTAAATAACAATCACACCAAACACAATTTTTTGTTTTAACGTTGTTACCACTCATACGTTTATTTTTATAATAACAATTTATAACTAACTTGTCTATTGACAAACTGTGGATAAATATATTTGTGTTAATTTAAAATTTGGTTTATAATTAAGTTGTAATCAAAAAATATGCTCAAAAAGAATGAAAAATTAGAAACAAGAATCGTGGATTTTATCCCTAACCAGCAAACTGGTTATGCCTTTCATTCGGCATTGAGCGGGGATAGAATTCACGATTTTTTATTTTAATATTTATGCCAGAATTAAATGGAGCAACAATTTGGAGCAGAAAAACATTAGAAAGTGATATATTTTTTTGGAAACCAGATAAATGGTTTAAAATTTGGTTTTTTCTTGTTAATAGAGTTAATCACTCTGATAATAAACAATTTAAAAGAGGAAGTTGTTTCACCACTTATTCTGAAATTAGTCAATATACAAAGGCAACAAAAAACCAAATTGACAGTTTCATACAATGGTCGAAGGAGCAGTCAATGTTGACGACACAGAAAACGACACGAGGGATGGTTGTTTTTCTTCTAAATTACAACAAATATCAGACATTAGAAAATTATAAAACCGACACTAAAACCGAAACAAAACCGAAACACAACCGAAACACAACCGACACTATAAACAAGAATGATAAGAATGAAAAGAATAATAATATATTGACGGCTATCGCCGTTGATCTAAATACTAACCAAACCAATATGGAAGAAATAACTTACGAATACGAGATAACTAAGAAAAAGAATACCAACCTTAAAAAGCTTTATTCTAGGATAGTGATTTATTACATGGGATTAGTTGGTAAAACTGGAAACGCTGTTAGATTTTTCCCCGAAGCCAAAGAGATAGTTAATCTAGCTAAAGATAGATTACCCAAAGCCAAGGATGAAGAACTGGAAAAGGAAATAATCGGTTCAATCGACATAGCTAATAAATATTATTCAAAGGCTGGATTTAAAGACTGGGGATTAAGAAAGGTCGCAGAAAACTGGAATAAAATATTAAATGAATGGATATGACGGAAATTACTAAACTACCTCCAAGTTCAGAAGAGGCCGAAAAATATGTTTTAGGAAACATCTTAGTCAACAATGAAAACATCTTTAAAATCAAGATTCAACCAGAACATTTCTATAACAGCAAGAATCAAAGGATTTTTAAAAAGATGAGAGAGTTATCAAATAGCGGAGTAGGAATAGATTTTATGACTTTAGTGGATAATATTCCGGCTGATATTGGAAGGAGTTATTTGATAGAGCTTTCATCTCATTATGGGATTAACATTGAAAAATATTCTGAGATAATCTATGAAAATTATTTAAAACGTGAAGCTATAACATCGTGTGCTAATGCCATCGAACGACTTTATAAAGATAGTTATCAAGATTCGATAAAATCAATCAAGGATCTGTTCTTTAAAAGTATTGAAAGTTATCGAGTTTCAGATAATCCTGAGATGATTGAAGATTGGTATGAAAGATATGGTTCGTTTGAAACCATAAAATTTAAGACTGGTATGCCATCGCTAGATAATATTATTGGTGGATTATCAGGCACTGAGCTAATGCTAATATTGGCTAACACAAATGTAGGAAAAACAACTTTTCTTTTAAACTTAGCAATCAATCTATCTTTGCAGGGGAAAAAAGTATTATTCTTTTCCTTGGAAATGAGCCGAGATGAATTGAATAATAAAATAATTTCAATCCTTGGTGGTCATGAAGCATTTAAAATAAGAAGTGGCGAATATGATAAGAACATGTTGTGGGAAACTAAAGAAAAGTTTAAAAGTTTACCAATAACCATAATCGACAGAGGATCAATAACAACCCAAGATGTCTTAGCTGAAACATTTAAAAGAAAATTACAGGGAAGCGTTGATGTGGTAATGATTGATTACATTCAAAGATTAAGCGATAGGGGATTCGATAATGAAACTCAAAGACTTGGTAATATTGCTAGAACTTTAAAAAACTTTGCTTTGACTTATGAAATACCTATAATTTCTCCAGCCCAAATGGATAAATCTTCAGCTAAAAATAATGATACTGATGTTTCTTCTGTGGCTTGGAGTAAAGATTTAGCCAATGAGGCTGATATTGCCTTAACTCTAACTGAACAGGTGATAAAGAGAAAATCAATAACTGAAGAAGAAGAAAAAAAATTAATGTTAGTTATTGCTAAATCTAGAAATTCTGAGAAAGATAAATGGTTTAATGTAAACTTTGATAAAATAACTTTAAGGATGACGCTAGAGAATGATTTATTTTATTCTCCACCTCCTAACGTATTAGATTTATTTTAGATATTAAAAATATGATATTTTTTTTAGAATACAACAAAGAACAAAAGTCATTCCATATTGGAGAGGCTAATGATCTGATTATCAAAAATAGAACTAATTTTAAAAATAATGATAATAATTGGGTTGTTATCGGTATGGGTAGCATCGATGAAATGTGGAATTTAGCGGAAAAGTTTAAGTCTAAGTATGATATTAAATAATTTTTACAAATTATCAGTCTGGATATTCGGTACAAAATATGACTATTACGGATCAATGACCGAATATCTAGACTTCAATAAAAAACTTAAACATGAAATCATATGGAAAAAGCCGGAACAAAAATCAAATGTAAAAGATGTAGTGGAACAGCAACAGTTATTCTGAAAGACAATAGATATTATATTTTCTGTCCTATTTGTGGCTGGGAAGAGTTATTAAAAACTTATTAAAACTTAGCCTTTAAAATGCCCTATATGGAAATAATGATGTATTTATTAGCCCTGACCATAAAAACGCAACCTGGGGCATTCTGTGGCCAACCAGAGGCATACCAGAGTCAACCCTGTAGTCTTGAAACAGTAATCTGCCCAGAAGAAGACCCAGAGTGGCTGATTAAGACTTATTCTAAAAACATAGAAACGGCCTTAAAAATTGCTAAATGTGAAAGCCAATTAGGAAAGTATCCTAAGAACTGGCAAGGAAGCAGTGCCACTGGTTTATTCCAGTTTATACCTAAAACTTGGAACGCCTATTGTGGGGGTGATATAAATAATAATCTTGACCAAATAAGGTGCTTTGATGAGTTATATCCCAATCATAAGAATTGGTGGAAGTGTCGATAGTAGCTGTGGATAACTATTGAAATACGCAAAAACCCCAGTAAATAAATTATTTAAATACCTATTGACATTATTTTTATTAAGGAATATAATTAAGATATAAGATAAATAATAAAGATTATGACATTAGAAGAATATAAACAAAGTTGGGCTACTCAATATGTTCCATTAGAAGTAGCAGAGCTTCAAGAAAAGATTATTAAGCAGGCTAAAAAAGATGGCTATGAAATTGGTAAGGCAGATAGCTTAAAGATAATCACAAGAGGATACCAAACAAAAAACTAATTAAGCCGGAGTAATACCGGATAACCAAAAAAATATGAAACAAGGACAACAGGGATGGAAAGAGCAAGAATCTGAAATAGTTAGGATTTTAGAAAGACAAAATGAAATCCTGGAAAGCGTCAAAAATGATTTGAATCGGCTAATAGATATTTGGCAGATGAAATTGGAGATTGCCAAAGATGATAATTGCCAAGAAGAAGAAAATTTTGAAAGAGATTTTGATCAAGAATTAAAAGACCAAAAATATGAATAACTTAGTCACAAAGGATTTTTACGAGGAAGAGAAAAACGAGCTTTCAATGACCGCAACCCCAATTTCCAAAGACCAGATGTTAAAGATTTTTCAGAGAACTCCGGTAGAACATATCTATTCAAGGCCAGCCAAAGGTGGCGGACAATGGACTTTCGTGACTGGAGTGTATGTTAAAAAGATTTTAAATTATGTTTTTGGCTTCCTGTGGGATTTTGAGGTAAAAGATAAGGGAAGAGAGGGTGACCAAGTATGGGTTTTGGGAAGATTAACAATTAAAAATGACCAAGGAGTGGCAATGATAGTTAAAGAGCAATTTGGCAGGGCTGATGTAAAGTTTAAAAAAGGAACAGAAATACCCCTTGATTACGGAAATGATTTAAAAGCCGCCTCAACTGATGCTCTTAAAAAATGTGCCTCCGAACTGGGAATTGCCTCTGATATTTACGGAAAGAACGAGTTTAAGGAAATAAAAGTCGTCAAGAAAGAAAAGACTGATGAAGAAAAAAAAGGCAATATAAAGTCAGTCAAAGATAAATTAAATCAAATCAATGACAAACAAAATAACTAAGAAACTTTATAACGGTGATATTGAAATAGAATTTTATCCAGATAGCCATCGCTATAAGAAATTGGGAGAAAAAGAATACATTCCTTCGGTTACAAGCATTACTGGAATTATTGATAAGAGTAGAGTATTGATTTATTGGGCGATAGGATTAACCAAGGATTATCTTGTAGAAAGGTTTAATAGCGGACAATCAATAACTCTTGACGAAATTTACGAGGCTTGCGACCAACATAAGATTAAAAAAGAAGAGGCGGCAGAAATTGGAACTCAAGTCCACGACTGGGCTGAAAGGTTTTCAATAGCTATGACAAATGGAGAGCCAATGCCAGAAATACAAGACGATTTTGATGATAAGGTGGTAATGGGCATAAACGCATTTCTTGATTGGTATAAAGAGCATAATGTTAAGTTTATTGAAGCTGAAAGATTGGTTTATAGTAAAACATTTAACTACTGCGGACTTGCTGACGCTATAGTAGAGATTAACGGAGAAAAAGTGCTTATAGATTACAAGACAGCAAAGGGCATTTACACGGATATGTATTATCAGGTAGCCGCCTATGTTGAGGCTTATAATGAAGAAAATGAAGACAAGATTAAAAAAGCAATGATAGTTCACTTTAACAAAGAATCTGGAGAGTTTTCCACTAAAGAGTTTAACGAAGATGACTTGGTTAAAAACACAAATACCTTTATTGACTGTTTAAACATCAAAAAGAGAGAAAAAGAGCTAAACTAGCAGTAAGTATCAACTTTTACATTAAAACCTCCGTAATCGCCTCCTGTGGCCTCACAGAGCTTAATAATCTAGTTAGTTGGTGGCAAGAGTATGACATAACGGGTGCGGACACCATACCAATCCTTACCAACCTTGCCACCGCTAATTGGAGGGTCAAATATATGTTAAAACAAACACTCTTAAACGCTATCCGAATGGACGGAGAAATCGGCTTAGAGGATATTGAGAGATTAAGCGAGGGGTATAAGCTATCCAACCAACGCAGAAAGAAGACTGAGAGAGCTGGCGAAAACTGGTATTATCAGTCCGATATTCTCCCACTCATCAGACGGAACAAAATACATATCAGGCTATCGTTATGAAAAAGATTTCGTATTACAGAAATAAAGCAGATAAGGCATTACAGCAATCTCTTGTTAAACTAAATCCAAGATGTTTAATCTGCGGAAAGCCAACCAGCTGTATGCACCACTTTCACCCGAAGTCGTCTTGCTCGGCTTTACGCTATGAAGAAGACAACTGTATCCCTGTTTGTGTCGGCTGTCATCTTGGCTTTCATTCCAATCGTTCTGCGGAGTTTGTCGGCAAAACCATTGAAAAGAAAGGCATTGATTGGTTCAATGATTTACAAAGAAAGCGTAATCGGATAGTAAAGGCAACAAAAGCGTATTACGAAGAAATGATAAAATTTTATGAAACTTAATCCAGAAATAAAACAAATTAGAAAAGATTTGGTGTTAGCCACCAATATAATTATTAAACAAACTGAACAATCAAAAAGATTAAGGGAATCAATTGATAGAAAAAATAAATTTTATTTTGAAACATTTATTTATCCTTATTTCCAAGCAAAACATAAAGACGGAAGTTTAATACTAACACCACGAGAACAAAAAGTATTAGAATTAAGATTTAGTAATAGAATGACACTTGAAGAATTATCTAAATATTTTGATGTGACCAGAGAACGCATTAGACAAATTGAGTATAAAGCTATTGAAAAAATAAAACATTTTATAAGAACTATATGATAGATAAATATCTTATAAAACTAAACACCTTTACTGCCGACTTAGACGAACCAATAGACAGGGACAAAAGAACTCTTATTACTACCGAAGTTGATTGTTATGAAGTCAGTGAAAAAGACAACGTGGATGGAACATTTAACCAAATATTCCGTTGTAAAGTAAATGGAAGTACGATAATTAAGCAAGGAGATAACAAGCCGATACTTGCTAAGAGCAAAAGAAGTCCAAGTCAAAGACTAAGAATGGCGTTTATGAAAGAAAATCCTGATGAACAGTTTTACGAAACCTATATGAATAGGTTAATAGCAAATTTATCTGAAGTCATTGACTTCTTGAATAAATAACTCTCGGCCACTCGTTGCCTGCCTCTGTGGCAACTGCCGGTTCTTCTGAACCAAAGAGTAGGCAGGTAACGATGGTATGGGAGGAATAATAATAAAAAACAAATATGATTACAAAATTAACACCACAACAAGAGAAACAGATTCCTATATTTATAGATAAGTTTATAAAGTTAGCAGAAAAACCAACTAATAGAGAAGAGGCTACTTTAGCAGTTCAGAACTTATATGAAAATGCCAATCAAGATAAGCCGATAGTAATTTTTGGTCGCTCTCCACTTGAAACAGTTGTTATGGTAGCTATGTGTAAAACAATATTTAAGGAAGGATTGATAAAAGATGACTCACAACTTAACTCACAACTTCGCTCTCAACTTCACTCACAACTTAACTCACAACTTCGCTCACAACTTAACTCACAACTTGACTCACAACTTCACTCACAACTTGACTCACAACTTCGCTCTCAACTTTACTCACAACTTCACTCACAACTTTACTCACAACTTGACTCACAACTTTACTCACAACTTTACTCACAACTTAACTCACAACTTTACTCACAACTTTACTCACAACTTAACTCACAACTTAACTCACAACTTGACTCACAACTTCACTCACAACTTGACTCACAACTTCGCTCTCAACTTTACTCACAACTTCACTCACAACTTTACTCACAACT